TTATATAAACAACAAACAATGTATGGACACGAACAAACTATTTAAAGCAATTCAAATAATCGTTCAGGAGGAAGTAAAAAAAGAAATTTCTCTTATTAAGGAGGAGATTAGAAAAGAGGTATTAGCAGAGGTTAAGAAATCACAACCTTCTCTAAAATCAACCACATCTAGTCTTAAAAACCTAGTAGAGGAAAGTGCTGACCCGTTCGATTTAGCTGACAAAATTCTTAACAGAGATAGAGAAGAAAAGACATTATCTAGAAATCCTCTATTAAACCAGGTTTTAAACGAAACAATGGTAAGACCTAACTTTTCTAGAACAGATGGTGATTATGGAACAATAACGCCTGAAATGATTGGATATGGAAATCCACAGATGGGAATGCAACAACAATATGCTAATCCATCTACTCCAATTAGTACCGGAAATGATATATTAGATAAAGCGATAGCAAGAAGTGCTAAGGTTTTGGCGGCAAGTAAAGATAAAAATAGATAATGGCAATCATAACCGGCCCTAAGTTAGTAAAAGACCTACCTGAAAAGGATAGGGTAGCAATAGGAATAACTCTCCCAATTCAAAGAGGGAATGGTGGATTCTTTGCTCAATCTTATCAAACTTCGGAGCAGGTTAAATCTAATATTAAGAATCTTATCTTAACAAGAAAAGGTGAGAGAATTATGCAACCGGATTTTGGAACAACTCTATATGATGCACTTTTTTCATCAAATACAGATGATTTGGAAAGTGAAATAGAAGATTCTATACAAGATGCTGTTCAAAAATGGATGCCATATGTATCAATTGAGGATATAGTGGTAGACCAATCAAACACAAGTAGAGATACTTATTTCTTTACTGTTACACTTAAGTTTAGAGTTTCGGGACAACAAAATTTAGAGACAGTAACATTTAATGTAATCCAATAATGGCATTCAAAGTAACAAATAAGAATATAGGTAAAAATAGTAGGGATATATCCTATTTAGGTAAGGATTTCGAAGCATTTAGAAAAAATCTAATAGAGTATTCTAAAACGTATTTCCCTAATACCTATAACGATTTTAATGAAACTTCACCTGGTATGATGTTCATAGAAATGGCATCGTATATAGGTGATGTATTAGGGTATTATACCGATTCGTCATTAAAGGAAAGTTTGATACAATATGCCGGTGAGGAGAAGAATGTATTTGCATTGGCTAACTTATTGGGGTATAAACCTAAATCAACTGCTCCAGCGGTAACTACATTATCGGTTTATCAATTATGTAAATCTGATGCAGCTGGGCAAGTTGATACTAGATATTTGTTAAGAATAAATTCTGGGTTGACTGTTAAATCAACTTCAAACGGAGATATAACTTTTAGAACCGTTGAAAACTTAGATTTTAATGACCCTACAGATAGAGAAATAAGTGTATATAGTGTAAATGAGTTAACAAATAATCCAGATTATTTTTTAATAAAGAAACAGATACAAGCGATATCCGCTACTGAAACTACTGTTACAAAAACATTCGGTTCAGCTGAAGCATTTTCTTCTATTATGTTAGAGGATACAAACGTAATTTCTATCGAATCGGTAACAGATGAAGATGGTAATAAGTGGTATGAAGTTCCATATTTGGCACAGGAAACAATATATATTGATTATCCTAATGTAGAGCAGAATGACCCTGATTTGTATCAATTTAGAGATACTGTTCCATATCTACTTAAACTATTAAAGACAAGTAGAAGATTTACGAGTAAGGTAAACGATGATTTTACTACATCAATTAATTTTGGTGGTGGTGATAGTTCTTTATCGGATGAATTGATTATACCTAATATAAAAAATGTAGGATTAGGATTAAATAGTTCTATAGATAGAATGGGTGAATCATACGACCCAACTAATTTTCTTAAAACAAAAACATACGGACAGGCTCCGGCTAATACAACTATAACTGTTAATTATTTAATAGGAGGTGGAATTAGTTCAAACGTTTCACAAGGAGATTTAACTTCTATAAATAGAATTGTATTCGATGATAGTTCGGTTACCACATCTGATTTAGATGAAACGATATTAGCATTTGTAAAAAATTCAGTAGCCGTAGAAAATGAAATACCTGCAAAAGGTGGTAGAGGAGTTGATACTATTGAAGAAATTAGAGAAAGTGCATTGGCTAATTTTGCGGCACAGAATAGAGCGGTAACCGCAAAGGATTATCAAGTTAGAGCATTGGCAATGCCTTCTAAGTTTGGTTCTATTGCTAAAGTATTTGCTATAGGTGATAATTCACTAAATTCTAATTCACCTGAAAGTATTTTGAACTCAACTGATAATTTGGACGAGTTTACTAACATAGTTAAAACTATTTCAACATATGCAATTTCTCAGGGAGGTAATCTACCATCAACTACTGAAATTAAGGATATAGTAAGAAGTTTTGTTCAGAAAACAACTCAGAATACTGAATTAGTAAATCCATTTGCAATTAACTTATATACATTAGGATATGATTCTAATGGAAATTTAACTAATCTTAATAGAGCAGTTAAAGAGAATTTAAAGACCTATATAAATGAGTATAGAATGTTAACCGACGGTATTAATATAATAGATGGATTTATTATTAATATCGGTGTTAACTTTGAGATAACTACATATAAAAACTTTAATCAAAGAGAGATTGTTTTAACTTGTATAAATGAGTTAAAATCATTCTTTGATGTAAATAACTGGCAGTTTAACCAACCGATTAACCTTTCCGATATAGAATTAACACTTGCTATGGTAGAAGGTGTTGCATCTGTTCAAAGTGTAGAGATAGTTAATAAATGTGGTGGGCTATATGCTAGAAATAGTTACGATATAAAAGCTGCAACAAAGAATAAGATTATCTATCCATCGTTAGACCCATCTGTCTTTGAAGTTAAGTTTCCTGATAAAGACATTAAAGGTAAAGCGATATAATGATATATTTTGTAACGGCATCAAAGGATGCATCTGTTTATAGTTTATATGTGAATAAAAACACAGGTTTAGATGAGATACTAACTATATCTAAACATTACTCACGCTTTGCGGAAAGAGATAACGCTAGAACATTTATTAATTTTGATATAGAAAATGTTCCATCATATGTAACAGCTTCATCGGCTACATTAAATTTAAAACTTACTCAACCTGAAGAATTAGCAGTTAGTTATTCGGTGTATGGATATCCTGTAACGGAAAGTTGGGATATGGGTAGAGGAACGTGGCCTGAAAATATTAATACGGATGGTATAAATTGGACCAACCAAAGTGGCGTTGATTATACAATAGAATCAGTTCAATCATTTACATATTTTGATTCTGATTTAAACATGGATATTAAACCAATATATGATTATTGGACAGGTTCAGCTAATTACGGAATCAGATTATCGCACACCTCATCTGCTGAAAGTAGTTCATTAGATTATGGTGTATTAAAATATTACTCCAAAGAAACAAACACTATATTTCAACCCCTTCTTAAATTAGGATGGGACGATTCAGAATTTATAACAGGTTCACTTACCGCCTTAACCGATTCTCAAATCATAGTTAGAAGTAAGGAATTAAGGGATAATTACACAGAGGGTAATAGAGTTAAGATAAAAATAATAGGAAGAAGTTTGTATCCAACTAAAACTTTTACAAACGCTTTCTCATACAACGATATTAAGTATTTACCTCAAACTTCATATTATGCAGTTAGAGATGAAATAACAAAAGTTAATATAATAAACTTTTCGGATTACACAAAAATCAGTTGTGATTCAAATGGTAACTATATTAATTTAGATACTTCTAATTTTCCTAAGAATAGAATTTATAGATTATTATTTAAGATAGTTAGAAATGGAATAAGTGAATTTATTGAGGATGATTTAACCTTTATAGTTAAGTAATGGAATTTGAATTAATTAAAAAATCTTTACAGGATAGTGGTTCTTTTGCTGCTAGGGATAAAAAATCGCCATACTTCGAAACATCAGTAAATGATGCTAAAGGTGGATTTGTATATGCTCCATCTAAAAAAAGAGTATATAATACCGATGAATTAAAAAAGGCAATTGATGTAAATGTTTTTGAATTAATACCTGAAGGTCAGGAAACCGAATTAGATTTAGTTCCTAGACCAGTTTATAATGAAGTAACTCGTTCATTAGAATTGGCAAATGGAACGATTGCATCGCAATCAATTGAAATAGGTAATCTTCAATCACAGGTATCGGAGTTAACATCTATATCAGCATCATTAGATGTTCAATTAGATAATGAGAGATTACTTAGAGTAACTGCTGAATCTAACTCAGAACAACTTAGGAAACAATTTGCATTAGTAAATGATACATTGCAAACATCACTACAACGTTCTGTTTTGGAGGGTATAGATAGAACCGCTTTACAAGCTAGAAATGAAGGTCAGGGAGCTACGGTTCAATCTCTTTCAAAGCAAGTAGATAGTTTAACTCAACAATTGAATGGTAAAAATGCAAGATTAGCA